AAACCCGGACGCCTTGTCGCGCTGTCGGGTTGGAGGGGGACAGGATTTTGAGCTGGCAAGAAGTCGCCTACGACGTTGGCACCTACCTAGAGTTTTACATCTTCGGCGTCGTCTCTGGCGCGTTCGTATTTTGGATGGAAAGCAGATGACTGACCACACCAACACCTATCCCGACCTTGTGAATGTCGAAGACTGGCTAAACGCCAAGGGCTACACGGGCGAGGCTGGCGCATGTCATCAGGCGATGAGTTTAATCCGTAGCCAAGAGAAGCGTATCGCTGACTTGCGTAAAGAAGCTGACATGATGCACAGCGAATACAAGACAGCCCGCGCCCGCATCGCGGAACTTAAAGCGGCGCTGAAGCCGTTTGCTGACAAGGCGGATAAAGCCGAAGGCCCGTTTGAGCCGCCGTATCCTGTGGACTATTCGTTATGGAGAGCCGCCCGCGCCGCTTATCTGGGAGAGAAGGAATGAGTGACGACTTTATTGCGCTGCTGCGCGACGAACTTGCGGAAATGGCGTCAACCGCTTCCGTCGATATGGAATTGTGGAACAGGTTTTCAAACCGCGTTCTTAAAGCCGCAAACGTCATTGAAGAACAAGCCGTCCGCATTGAGGACATCGCAGAGAAATACAACAACGCTCTATTGTCGCCTGTTACAGAGAAGATGCTGAAAAACGCGGTTGAAGAGATTGTTCAGTTAAAGGCGGCGCTTAAGCCCTTCGTTGACATGGCAGACGAGTATGACGCCGCTTTTCCTCGGCCCTTGAATATTTGCCTTGCAGAATATCCAGAGGATTACCCTTTGTGGTGTCAAGCCCGCGCCGCTTATCTGGGAGAGAAGGAATGACTGACTACACCGATTTAATCGAACGGCTGCGTGGGAACGATATGCCTTGGTCTGTCAAAGACGCCGCCGACGCATTAGAGGCGCAGGCGGGGCGGATTGCGGAGTTGGAAAAAATGCTCGCCGTGCATCGTCTGGCGGTGGATGTTGACGCCTTGAAAGCCTGCATCGCGGTGGAGACGCATGCCAACCCTTCACTCGGACCGTTTCTGAAGAAGGCCCGCCAGGACATGCGGATGTCGCTGCGCGAGGTTGAAGAAGCCACGGGTAAGGAGATCTCGAACGCGTATCTGAGCCAGTTGGAGAGCGGCAAGGTTACGAAACCGTCGCCGCATGTGCTGTACGCGCTATCGACCGCCTTGGGCGTCGCCTACGAAACGCTGATGGAGCGCGCGGGGTACATCGTGCCCGCGTCGAGCCGTGTCGACGGTGAAAAGCACGGTAGAGCCGCGACCTTCTCGATCGACAATCTCAGTGCCGAAGAAGAGACTGAACTGCTCGACTATCTCACCTATATCCGCTCCAAACGGAAATAATCATGCGCAGGCCGGACGATTGCAGTTTGACGCCCGCATCGCGGAACTTGAAGCCGAGAACGAAGAACTGAAAAAGGCAATTTCTAAACCGTGGATGGGTTCTGCCCGCGCCGCTTATCTGGGAGAGAAGGAATGAGTGGTTTTGGTTTCGGAAAAGGACCGCCTTTGACGGCGGAACACCAAGCGGTGCATGAAATCCGCGCTGATGAAACGCTGGCGCTACGCGCCCGCATCGCGGAACTTGAAGCGGAAGTTGCTGACTTGAACGAGTGTCTTACCCTTGCCCACATGGACGGGTTTGAAAAAGGGCGTGACGCCGCCCGCGCCGCTTATAAGGACTTCGCAAATGCCGGGTAAGCCGTGGGGTGATTGGTTTATGGAGTTAGCGCAAACCGCAGCGACTAAGTCCAAGGATACAACTCAAGTCGGCGCTATATTGGTCGGGGAAGACCGCGATGTCAGGTTAGTCTCGTATAACGGTCCCCCGCGTGGGATTAAAGACACCCCTGATAGGTTCGAGCGTCCCAATAAATATCTGTTCGCCAGCCACGCCGAGCAGAATTTGATTGCCTTTGCCGCCCGTGAAGGGATCAGGACTAGGGGGGCGACTGTTGTATGCACCCACTACCCATGCTCATCTTGCGCCCGAACTTTAATTCAGGCGGGCATTAAAAACGTCATGGTTGGCCCCGGAACGACGTCCATGCCAGATGAAGAGTTCGAAGCTGCGCGGACAATGTTTGCGGAAGCCAACGTCAGCGTGTTCAAGAAAGACTAGGTCCACGCTGCAGCAGTCATTCGCGGGCGGTCACGGTTTCGCGGTGTCTGCTTCAATCGCCCGGCGATCATTCCCGCCATGCCGTTATGAGCCGCCAAGCAGGCATACTGCAGGGCGTCCATGACGTGCGAATATTCATTTTTTGAGGGTAGGGGCTTGCGTTGACCGGCTTTGGTCTTCTCGTAGCGGTACCCGCCACCCAACGCCCGTACGAGTGTTGGGCAGTTGTGTTTGTCAATCAGAACTGCTGGCCCGCCGTCTCGCTGCGCCAGTAAGAATGCTTCGACTGCACGCAGGCGCGCGTCCAGATCGTTTGTCGGCGCTGGGAACGCCATAAAACCCATGCGCTTTAACATGTCGAACGACGTCTCTTCATAGAGCGTAGATTTGGCTCGACCGGCCGGATCGCCGACGATGGCGACGGCGTGCCCCAAGAGTTTGGCGTCCATAAGCGCCGGGCGCAGGTTACGTTCGATCTGGATTTCCAGACCCATATCTTCGGCTATTACCTCCTTCAGAACCAGCAACCGACCGCGGTGGTCAAGTTGTGTGATTACGGCGCAAGGGTCGCGGCCAAAATCTAGCCCGACGATGAGCGGGTAGGTCGCCACGGGAAAAACTTCGTCGACCACATGGAACGAATTTTTGAAGCTCTCACGGAAAACCGCGGTGCCCGAGGGATCGGGGCCGAACATCGCGTGAACGTATCTCGTACACCAATCAGGAGAGTTCGAGCGGATAAAGCGCTCATAATAAGTACGCCCCTGATTGCGGCGGACGGGGTCATCAATGGCTAATTTAAGTGTGTCAGGCGTCTGAGTGAGCCACTCAAGGTTTTCAGCGTCTGGCTCCATGCCGCCGGGTTGGATGAATATTTCCCAGTCGATTGGCGGTTCGGTCATGAATTTATGCCAAGGGTCGCCTTCAGAGCACATATTGGTGTCGGCGATGATGCCCATCCAAGTCGCACCACCCAAGTTAGCGCCGGGGTAGCGACCACAGCGACCGGCGAGCGGTGACACGATTGCGAGGTCCATCTCAATCGCTTCCGACATCCAAGCGCCCGTCAGCTGGAGCGACAGAAGTCTCCGCTGGTCCTCTGGATTGTCGAGTGGAATTAGAAGCCACTCAGAACGCACGTCGCCGATTGAAATATGGATTGTGCTTTCCGAAACTTTGTACTCGGCGATACCTTCAAGCCAACCTGTAATATCTTTCAAAACTGTATCTTTAAGCTGCTTTAATGTCTGTCTAACTATAGCGAAACGCGTATAACGCAGTCCGTCCTGTGCAGGCGCCTGCTCGCAAGCCCGGCGAAATAATTCGAACAGCGCCGCCGTGGTTTTCCCGCTACCGACAGGTCCGGCGATCATCCTCCCGAAACTTTCAGACTGCATAAAACGCGCGCAAGTCGGGGGAGCGGTGTACTCAATTTTTGGCATTAGAGCGCTTCCCCTTCGATGATCTTTTCTTTCTCAAACTTCAATTCGCCCTTGCCGATGTTGATCGTCACGGAGAATTTCTCGCCAACTTCGCCAGCGACATTCGCGCCCGTGACGCCCATGCCCGCTAATCGAGAGATGTGTTTGAACAACTCGATTTTTGAGTTGAGCGCTTCTTTTGGGTCGTTCAGCGCGGTGTACGCCGGGAGGAGGAACTCCTCGACGATGGAGGCTGATTTGACTTTGACGCGCTCATTTGTGTTCAGCGCGCTGTGCCATTGCGACCGTTCTTGCTCGTAATAGCTCTTGAAGCGTGGGTTATCTTTTATTCTATTCCACGTTTCAATATCGATTTGGTTGTGTTGAAGTATAGTTTCAATATCGTTTAGTTCTATAGCTAATTCGCGCGCTAATTTTATAAGTAATGCGTCGTCGAAAACTTGTGTACTGACAGCTTGTTGTGTCATACTTGGGCTCCTTTACTTGACAATAACTGAGAATTTGCATGTCCGCAATTTCAGCCGGGTTACTGCGTGTAGTTCCGCCCGCTGACTATGAGGCTGCGTTACGCGCGCAGGACGAACAGCGAGTTGCAGCGGAGCAAGCTGCGCTTTCTGCTGACAGCATGTCTGATCTTGCAGGTTACATAACAACTCAGTTTGAGGTGATGCGTAATCACCGAAACACAATGCAGGCTGGTTGGAGTAACCGCCTACTCTCTGCGTTGCGTGCGTTTAATGGTGAGTACGAGCCGTCGAAACTCCAGGAAATCCGGAAGTTCGGCGGCTCTGAAGTTTATGCGCGATTGGTCGCCATGAAGTGCCGTGGCGCTTCTTCTCTATTGCGTGATGTTTATCTGGCTCCGGATCGTCCTTGGGGCATCGCCCCCACGCCCGACCCGGAAATTCCCCAGACCATCGTCGACAGCGTCACTCTGCTGGTTCAGGTCGAAGTCCAGAACCAAGCTATGATGGGCGGACAACCCCCGGACGCGAACGCGATCCGGGATCGTACGCTGCAGTTGATGGGCGCCGCGCGTCAGGCCGCTAAAAAGCGCGCCACGGATCAGGCGCAGGTGGCGGAAGAGAAGATCGACGAGATGTTGATCGCCGGCGGCTTTTATAAAGCGCTGAGCGAGTTCATCACCGATCTGCCGCTCTTCCCGTTCGCCTGCATAAAAGGCCCGGTCGTCCGGATCGTTCCCCAAGTCACATGGCAAGAAGGTCAGGCGGTTATCACGCAAGAGCCCAAGCTCTTCTGGAACCGCGTGTCGCCGTTTGACATCTGGTGGACGCCGGGAGTGTCTGACATTGAAGACGCAGCAGTCATCGAAAAAACTCGCGTTACTCGCGCTGATCTCAATGATCTTCTTGACCTGCCCGGTTATAATACTCAGGCAATTCGGACTGTTCTTGATGATTATGGTCGTGGTGGTCTGGCTGATAACTGGGACAGCACGGACAGCGAACGAGCCATAATGGAGAGCCGTGAAAACCCGCAGATGAACCGCTCGGGTATGATTACGTGCTTGGAGTTCCACGGTAACGTACAGGGCCGCGTCCTGCTGGAAAACGGCATGGACGAGAGCCAAATCCCTGATCCGCTGCGCGACTATTTCGTGCAGGCTTGGATGATCGGGCAGTACATCATCAAGGTCCAGATGGCCCCGTCGCCGCGCAAGCGGCACCCATACTTCATTACGTCGTTCGAGAAAGTGCCGGGTACGCCGGTCGGTAACGGCTTGCCCGACATCCTCTCAGATATTCAGGAAGTGGCGAACGCCTCTCTGCGTTCGCTGGTCAACAACCTGTCTATCGCCTCCGGCCCGCAAGTCATCGTCAACGATGACCGTCTGAGCCCCGACGAGGACGGAGAGCAGCTCTACCCGTGGAAGCGCTGGCACGTTCAGAGCGACCCGATGGGTAACAACGGGCAAGCGCCAATCGATTTCTTCCAGCCGAACTCCAATGCCCAAGAACTTCTGGCGGTCTATACGGCGTTCAATAATCTGGCTGATGAGCTGTCGGCGATCCCGCGCTACATGCAGGGACAGAACGCTGGTGGCGCCGGGCGCACGGCGTCTGGTCTTGCGATGCTCATGGGCAACGCCAGCAAAATCCTCCAGACAGTCGCGGCAAATATTGACCGTGACGTTCTGGAGCCGCTGCTCCAGCAGCTCTTCGATATGCTCATGCTCACGGACCAGTCAGGCTTCCTCACCGGTGAGGAGGAGATCAAAGTCCTCGGCGTGAATGTCGCGGTACAGCGTGAAACGCAGCGCGCACGTCAACTTGAATTTTTACAAATTACCGCAAATCCCATCGACGCTCAGCTAGTCGGCCCGAAGGGCAGGGCGGAAGTTCTCCGCGCCGTCTCTCAGACTATTGGCCTCGATGGCGAGAAGATCGTCCCGACGGACGACGAACTCAACACGATGCAGCGTCAGCAGGCCGCCATGCAGCAACAGCAGCAAGCCGCGGCGCAGGCTCAGGGCGCTCAGGCGCCGAAGGGCGGCAACGCAACACAGGACATGGGCCC